TTTCTTTTTTATCTCTTGAGCCTCTAGCTCGTTTTTATCTTTTGTAAATGCTAACCAAGTAAAACAAGTATGAACATTTAATTTAGTGATATGTTCAAGTTTTGTAATATCTGATCCACATAGCGTCCAAAGTGATTGATACCAACCCCATTTTTGCCCGAAGTTAGAAATTGCTGATAGATTTCCTTTTGATCCCTCTCCAAAAAGTTCTGGATATTGTTCGACAAATCTAGTCCTAGTTTCATCAAAAAAAAAATACTACCGGTAACCGCACTCATAGGCATATCCAATAAATAATCTTCGTCCCCTACTTTATACTCATCAATAGCGTACTTCTCTTTTACGCTTGCTATTATAGGCCTATAAAGTACGTTCATAGCTTTTTCTATATTTTCCCAATCCCCTATATAGGTATCGAGATCAATATACTCTCCTAAGCTCATTTCATCTAACGACGGGTGGAAACCATATTGGATTTTCCCGAGTTTAAATTTTCTGATTAAAGGAGGTTTCTCTTCAAACGTTTTATTTAAGATCCCAACGATTTCCTCAGTATCTTTATATTTTAATCTTAATACCTCTTCGAGTTTCATTTTACAAAATATCTCTACCATTTTGGCCTTGATAAATCGCTCGTCTTTATTTTTATCTTGGATCTTTAAAAAGTGTTTATAGTCCCTCAATGTAATATCTTCTAAACTTTGAGGAATATCTATTTTAACTTTCATAACTATATAACGGTTTTAATTAAACATTTTATTAATAAAAAAAGTGAGCCAAGAGTACCCAAACCACTTTGGAAAATAGTACCCTCGCTCACTATCCAAACTAACCAAACTAAACTAATGAAAAATCCTAAAGCGGTTTAAGTTTTTCATATTTTTTTCTCAGCTCTTCAAGATCTAGCAAGGCCTTATTCTTACTATACTTATAATCGCTTATAGCCTCTTTATGGAAGTGATTATCCCTTTGGATCTCAACTACATATAAAGAGATCTCTAATAAGCAATCTCTAAACTTTTTAAGCTGCTCGTTTTCGGGTTTTAATTTAACCCAATCTCTTAGAGTTGTTGAGCAATATTCCATATTAGAATAATACTCAAGATCCTTGAGATTTTGTACTTTGTCTATTGGCATACCTAAATATAATAAAATCTAGGCATAATGGATAACCATAGCTACCCAAAATAAAAAGAAGACCGCACAAACAAATAAGAAGTCTCCTAACATTCTTAATATATCTTTAAATCTATTCATCATAATATACTTCGTCTAATACTGTTATATTATCCCAATTTTTAAGGGCATAACTTATAAAATTATCTATATGCTTTTCGTCCTTAAATTCTCTGTTTACATAGACGTTTTTAGCTCGTCTATCTCTAAATACTATTGTTGCTTTTATTGCCATTTTAAAATACTTTAACAATATTTGGATATTTAGCTTTAGCCTTTTCGTAAGTAATATTATGATCTAATACTTTCTCAAATATTCTAATAATACCGGCCTCGTCCCAATAATGTTTATTTGATTTGGAACAGTAAATAACGTCTCTCTTTTTTACGTTTTTTGAATAATCTATTTTCATTTGTCTAGTTTTAAGTTAGAGGCCTTTTGATTTGTCTAAGAGTAGCTGCGGCCTTTTTGCAGCATTTCGCTATTTAAGGATAACTCCTTTGTTGCCTCGTTAGGTGTCTTGCTTTGACCTTTGCTCGCTCAACCGATCCGTATATTTTAGGGATCTGACTTTAACAACGACATAAAGATAATACTTTATTTTGAATTATCAACAAAAAATTTAAAAACTTTTATCTAATTATGTATCTACCTCTGTTGGGATTTTCTAAAGTCATCATTAAAGCATATCGACAACTATCAATACAGTCGGGGTGGATCCCTGTTGGTTTCTGAGTATTGTTACCCTCAGCGTCTTTGCTCCATACGTAGCCCTGTAATTCTCTGATTAAATTTTTAGATCTTGAAGTAACGTAGATCTCATTTTGATTAATTAAGTTGAGGCCGTATATAATTGAGTTTTGGCCTTTGGTTACCGGATATACTTTATGTCCGTAAGATCTCAGCTCTGCAATACTTTTAGGCTCGGCTGAGTCTGCATATATATTATAGTTAATATTGTTCTGTTTAATGAAATAACTAATATCTCTATTTAACATTCCTTTTTTATATAGGATCTCATCAAAGATATAAGCCTCATTCCATTTATATAGATTTATGACGACGCTCGGATCTACCGAATAGCCAAAATCGAGTCCCGCACAAAGTACCCTAGCCTCTTCCGGTATTTTATCAATAGGTTTCCAATCCGGAATACATACTCCCTCTAAACTACCTATCTCTCCTAGTCCATATACTTTCCACCAATTAGCCCAATATGTAGAAGTCTTAGCTTTGATCTTAGCCTCTTCTATTTGTCTTACTATTGTTGAGGGTAAACTACTATTATCTTTATAAGTAAGAGTTAAAAAGTCTGTATCGGGTTGGCCTATTAATTCTTTATCTACCCAAAATAAGTTTGTCGGGTTATAGTCTAACCAAATGTTATTTGAAGTTCTAACGGATAACTCTTGGTAACTATCAAAAGAAATATTATTGCACTCGTTGCAAAATAAGTCCGTCCTCCTAGCTCCACGTAATCTGTCCGGCTGATCTGTGCTAAAAAATTCAATATATGATCCGTTACTAAATTCGTATTTTAAGAGCGTTTTATTATACTTCCTATCGTCGTACCTATTGAGAGCTTTTAAAATGTTTAAGAAGTCCTTTAAAGCCCCTCTACGGATACTAGGAATTGTCTCAGCTACTATACTTATTTCTTTACCTTTGTTTCTTATTGCATAGTCTATAAGGATTAATAATATGGCTATTGTTTTTCCGGCCGAAGATCCGCCTCTTATAATTCTTATTCTACTATTTAATTTTCTTAGTTTATCTAATGCTAAGGTTTTTTCTATTTGCATTTAATCTATGAATAAAGGCATATCCTCGTTTATATGTATATCCTTAGTTTCTTTAGGTCTTCCGGCGTAGTAATTATAATATAGTTGAACAAACTTAAAGTCCTTATTTTTAAGTCCCTCTTCTAAGGCCTCAAAAGCTAAAGGCTCTAATGGAGTAAGTTTCTCTATTAGATTTACCTCTTCGGCTTTTGGCTTTCTGCCGGCTCCTTTTCTTTTACCTCCGTGTTTACTCATTTTGAAAAAACTTGATTATTCAAGATATATAACGTAATCTATTTATTTATTTTAGTAATACTAAGTATATGCTTTTTGGTTTCTGTTAAACATTTGTTTCTATTTTTTATGCTATTGAATTTTCTAGGTATCTTTATGGTTATATATTTAGGTTTAAAGTATTTCTTTATTTTCTCTATTAATTTCATCTTTTAGTTTTATTCTGTCTTTAGGATCTCTATTTCTGTTGTACTGATCGACATACCATTTATCGTCCTTTTGCTCTAGTTCCTTTTCTAAGTTAGCTAAAGCTCTCCAAGCTACTTTAGCTGAGTGTCTCATTCCGTCGGTATCTATCTCTCCTACTTGGAATAAATGTCTCGTTAAAGCGTCAAGCTCGTCCGTGCTTTTAGATCTGTCCCAATGTAAAGGTTTGTCGGGGTGGTGTTGTTGGTTTCCTGTATAAGAAACTCTAGCCACCTCCGCTAAGGCTTTTGGAAAATATTTTATAAGGCCTGTAAATATTGGGATCTGTTTTCTTTTATCTTTATTGGTTTCCATTTTACCATTCTTTAGACATAAGATCTAATTTTTCTTTTACTAGATCTTTTTTTTCTTTTGGGATCCTAGATACTAATTTAACTAGAGGATCTTCTAATTTCTTTTGTAAGTTTATATATTTAGTTTCTAATCTATCTATTTTGTCTATCTCTTCTTGAGTCTCCTCTACAAATTTAAAGTCGTTTAAAATGCTTATAACGTCTTCATTTGTTTTATAGATATACCATTTATTATAACTGTTTATTAAGGTGGCGTGATTTACCGGCCAACCTTGAGCTTTATAAAACTTAGCTATTTTTTCCCACCTCATTTTGAGTTTATCTCTAAGGATATAACAAAGCAATCCTCTATGCTCTACTACGTTTCTCTTCCTAGACTTATTAAATAAATCTATACCGGAAATCTCTGTAATTCTATTTGCTATTTCTATTGGTTTCATATTCTTAATTTAAGTAAATTGTAACATTCTATATAGCGTTGTCTTCCTTTGCCTTTGTGTTCTTTTAAAAAAAGCTCGTATAGTTTCTTTGTATATTGATATTTAGTTTTACAGTCTTTTAGATATTTTTTTGCGAACGCTTTACCTTTTCCGTAAAAGTAATTTACATTATCGGCCGTATCTCCTATTATCATTTGCTCATAAAAATTATATAAAGCCTCTTCCGGAGTTAGATCTAATACTTCTTTTTTATTGTAATTATATATCAAAGCGGGAAACTGTTTATAGTCTTTATCTATACTTACTATTAATACGTTTTCTCTCCCTATCTTTTTTTGGAGGTTATTCCATTCTCTAGCTACTAGATCGTCTGTTTCTAGTCCGGATCCTTGGATACTATTATAAGTTTCTTTTACGTATTTATGAAGAGGATATAATAAAGGAGGTTTCTCTTGTTTTTTTCTGTTCGCTTTATATTTAGGAGTTATTAGTTTCCTAAAGTTTCCGGCGGATCCCGAAAAGGTAAGCACGCTTTGAACGTCGTAGATCTCATCTATATCGTTTATAATCTTCATAAATTGCTCGCTATATTTATCCGTTGCGTCTTCTAGATCTCTGTAATATATATCGTCGGGTTTTTCCCCGTCTATTCTAGTACGATAACAACTAGCAAAGATCAAAGAGTCAGCATCAAATAATACTATCATATAGTAAGTATAATATTATTAGTAATAATCCTATGAATGATATAGCGGTTGCTTTCATAGTTTCTGAATATCTTTTATCGGATCTACCTTGTCTAGATCTATACTGTCTTGGTTTATCTATTTTATTCATTTTACTTTCTATTCTAGTAAAGCCTGTCTCTCTAAAATAGTTCTCGTTTAAATACTTTAGATATTTCATATCCTTTCTCTTTTAAGAATTTAATATATTTTTTTTCTTTTTTAATCTCTTCTCTACAATCGTGAGTTACTTGATTTTCTATTGGGAAATGTTCGTATGCCATAATATATTGATTATCAATTAGTTATAATTCATTTACTCTGATAAGTTATTGACTATCAGTTGTTTAATCCTCTCCTCTCTCTACAAGCTCTTCTTGAATCTTATTAGCTAGTATAATACAAGCTCTAAGTTCTCCTTTTAGTTGAGAGGTTTGAATTGTCTTTATTTCTTTATCGGTTAAAAACATATACGCTAATATAACGATTTATTAACAAATAATTTAATTAGTATTTAAATTAATTATAGACGCCCAATTTTCTTTCAAGAGATACACTTCTTTTTTTACTTTTCTATTGTTCCAAATTGTAGTAGAGGGACAATATAGTTTTACCGGATCCGGCATTTCTAAAGAGTCTAACCAATACATATAATTAGCTTTAGGATCATTAACAAAATATAGCTTGACAATATCGTCCGGAAGTTTCATTAATACGTCGTACTTATATTTTTCTAGTAGTTTCTCTTCGTAGTATTTATCTCTAAATTTCATTTCGATAACTACCTTTCTATTTTTAGGACTTAGTCCCTCTGCGTCCCAACTCTTATCCTCGTCTCCTATCCATTTAAGATCCCAACCCATTATATTAAGGATACCTACTACGGCCTTTTCCCATATATGTACGTCTTTAATTTCCATTCTCCCAAATCTTATTTAAATCTTGTATATATTTATTTATTTCTTTGGGGTTGCACGTGCAAGGATAACGTAATTTATGTTTGTAATATTTTGCGTGGAGCTGACAAACCAACTCAAATTCCGATCGGGATATGACTGACTTTTTACCCATACGAAATTTTTTCCAATTTTTTCTGTCATCTTTATTAAATTTCATTTCCGTTTTATTTTAAATTCGTTGAGCTTGCGTTTTCTATCTTCGCAGCCGCAATCGTCATAACCTAATTTATTGGCTATGTAAGTAGCTATTGTTTTGCCTTTACCAAATGTAATTATATTAATTATTTTTTCTACTAAGTCTCCAAGTTTCATAACAGATCTTTTATTTTTTCTTTTATTTTATTATAAGTATTATACAAAGAATAATAAGGGATCCCCGACTTTCTAGATAACTCAGCTATACTATAACCTCCATTTATAAGCTCGAAGACTTTACGATCATACCAATAACAATCTTCTAGCTCTTTTTGAATGAGATCCCATTTACCTTGATAATCTATAAACGAGTCAGCTTTCCCGTCTCTGTAATAATTTCTTATAATAGTAACGTTTTTATTTTTTCTTACTAGATCTATAAACATAGTTCTAAGAGTTTTAAATATATAGTAATAATTTACGTCTGCGGATCCGTAAGATATGTCTAGGCCTTTATCTAATTTTTTCATAATCTTTATATACATTTCAGAAACTAGATCTTTAGCCGTTTCCTCATCAAGTCCAAAAGACATAGATATATCTATCCAATCTTTATGCTTTTGATAAAGTAAGTCCATATATTTATTTCTATTCATAAACTACGCTAAAGGATCATATAGATCATTTACAAAAGGTAGTCCTATGTCATTTACGGAAAAGCTAAAAGTTTCAAAGGCATAATTTCTAGACCTTGAACAAGTAACGTTTATCCTATCTTGGTTTGACGGATTATTTGATAATTCTATTTCTGTCTCTACTTTTTTCATCAATGCGGATCCTAAATGTCCCGTCGCTTTCGTGGATCCGTAGTTACTATGAATAACGGTTAATATAGTACAATTATATTTAGCCGTCCATTCCATTAATTTTTGAACAGTATAGTTAGCATCTTCTAAAGAGTTTACGTCGTTACAAAGATCCGCTACTCCGTCTATTACAACCATACCTATATTATGTTTTGTTTTCAAACAATATTCTATAAAGTCTATTCTTGTCTTTGGGAAAAGAGATCTTAAACTATAAATATGATAGCAGCCTAAAGCTCCCTCGCTCATATCTAAGATCCTACGTCCTACTCTTTGGGTGTGCCAAGATCCTTGCTCCGTGTCGAAGTGAATTAAACAACGCCCGTTACGGTGTCCTTTAATCTTACCGCCAAATCTATTTTTACCGCTTAAATAAATTGACGCTAACAAAGATATAAAAAAAGTTTTCTTTGACTTAGGCGGAGCTGCAACCATTACAATATTAGTATAAGTACAAATAGGAATAGGTAATAATTGATCGCCTTTATCTGATTTTATAAGTTTCTCTCCAAGAGATAAAGCAACCGGAGGATAGCAAAGATCTTTTTTAGTATCGACCAAAAGATCCCTCTCTAATTGTTGCATTAGTTTAGTGTTGTCTCGCATTATGTCTAAGTTAAAAAAAAAGAGGGAAAGATACTTATACCTTTACCCTCTAAGTTTGATAGTTATAACCCTTTTATCTTAAAATGGTAAATCGCCTTTATCGTCTACTGTATCCGGTACTGTATCCTGTTTATGTTTTTTATACCATTCCTCATCTTTTATAAATTTTCCGTCTACCATACTTCCAACAGAATTAATTACTAAAGTCCAACCATTCATATAAGTTCTAGGTACTTCGTTTTGTCTATCTTCTTTTGTTTGAGGTAAACTTACATTACAAAAAGTTTTGTTTCCATTTTGAAACTCATAAGGATCGTCTATACTTATAACTATATCTACCTCTCCGTAAGTTCCCTTTTTTCCTTTAACATAATTAGGCTTTGGAAACTCCTCTATGTTAAAGTTTAATTTAGCAAATATTTTTCTACTCATAATCTTAATTTAATTTTTAATAATTTTATTTAACTCTAATTTAGTGAATTTATCTAAACTATAATTATCTTCTACTTGTTTAATTGTAGCCGTACCCTCTTGAAGTCTTTTAACAATTTGTTTATATTCTTTACTGTTAAATTTTAAAGTTGGTAAACTCTTAGTATTTTCCTCATCTTCTTTATCGTGTTTATTAGTAGCGTCGTCGTCTGCGGTATCGTCTAATAAGAATAAGTTACCTAGAGCGTATTTCTTAGCGTAGCTTGAGGCCGTTCCCCATTTCTGAGGCATACTCTGACCGGGTTGGTTAAGATCTACTCCGACTATTGCGGAGGCTTTTATTCTCATCAATCCGTCGTATAAGATAGCTATTGACTCTATTACGTTTTCAGCTACTATCTTTTCTTTTATTCTAACAGATACATTATGTTTATTTAGATGAGGTTTTAAGGCCTCTAATATATCCTCTGCGGATCTATAATAATATTTACCAAATCTATTGAACTTGGTTTTTTTTGCTTTTAATTCTACTTGAATTTTTGTAAGCGTGTCGTTAAGTGTTTTGGCTTTGCTCATATCTTAGTTTTTCGTTTTCTATTTTAAGTTTTTCTATTTGGTTATATAGGTCTTTACCTATCTTTTTAAATCGTCTAGCTTTTCTCTTTTCTAAATTATAATTTTTTTCTAAGGTTTCTACTCTTAATAAATTATAATCTAAATTTTGTTTATCGTAATTATGTCTAACGCTCATCTGAAAAGAAATTAGATCCGTGAATTATATCCATTGGCTCGTGATCGTTCCAATTAGTATTGGTAAACCTATATAATAATATAATAGTTCTCATACTAAGATCCATATAATGCTCTTTACTCTTTAAAGTTTTTATTAA